GTTGGATTGGATTGGTACGTCCGAACGCTCAGAGAACGGGACTGGTTGAAAGCCGAGCATATTGTCCCGCACGACATCCAGGTCAGGGAATTGGGCACTGGAAAGTCTCGGCTGGAGGTTTTGCAATCGGCTGGATTGGATTGCAGGATTGCGCCAAGAATGTCTGTAGACGATGGGATACAGGCAGTCAGGAGAATGCTTCCAAGGTGCTGGTTTAACGTACCGCAGGTTAGCGAGGGGTTGAATTGTTTGCGAAATTATCGTAGAGACTTCGACGAAAAGCGGAAAGTGTTCTATGATAGGCCAATGCACGACTGGTCTAGTCATGGATCGGACGCTTTTCGGTATCTCGCAATCGGGCTCAATGATACGCAATCGACCTGGGGTAAATCCATTCAGGTCAATACGAGGTGGGTTGTATGATGATTCCGCAGGGTCATATTGTTATGCGCCAGCAGTATGAAAAAGACATGGCTGAGCTACGCAAACAGATCGAGGAGTTGCGGCAATTGCTGGAGCAACCCGAAAAACGGCCATACATCAAGAGGGCTGAGAAATGGATGAAGGACGCCTTGCCGCAATCGTAAGCGCGGAGATCGACGACGCTATTGGGATGCTGGACAGCGAAACAACTGGCCAGCGTGCTGAAGCGCTTAATTACTACCTGAGAAACCCGTACGGCAACGAGATCGACGGGCGCAGCCAGATTGTCACTGGCGAGGTTGCTGAATCCGTAGACGGTGCATTGCCTCAGTTGATTCGCGTATTCACCGCGAGCGATGATATTGCCCGGTATGAGCCTGTAGGCCCTGGGGATGAGGAAGGCGCTAAACAAGCGACCGATTATGGAAACTGGGTGTTTTACAAAGACAACCCAGGGTTTGCGCTGCTGCACCAATGGTTCTGGGATGCGCTGGTTGCCAAGACCGGCACGCTGAAGTGCTATTGGGAAGAACAGATCGATGTCACTGAGGAGACATATCAGAACCTCACTGACAATGAGATTGCATTGTTGATGCTGGATGGCACCCGAGAGATTGTCGGCCAGTCTGTAGAGACTGAGGAAATCATGGGGCCGGATGGGCAGCCTATGCTAGACCCAATGGGTCAGCCTATGGTGTCCAATAAAACAACCATTACCGTCCGAAAGAAGGACAAATCAGGTCGGGTGGCGATTGAGTCTGTGCCGCCGGAAGAATTCATCGTCAGCAAGAAAGCTGTTTTCGGTCAGGAAAAGTCTCCATTCTGCGCTCACCGTCGCCTTGTGCCACGGTCGGATCTGGTAGCGATGGGGTTTGACCGGGATGAGGTTTCTAGCCTGCCTGCGTATAACTCGCTTGATTTTACCGAGGAGCGTATTGCTCGGTATTCGCCTGGGGAAGAACCGTTCGAGCAGGAAAGTCTCGACGAGTCTATGCAAGAAGTCGAGGTGTTTGAGTGCTATATCTACGTTGATTCAGACGGTGATGGTTTAGCAGAACTGCGGCAGATCTTCTTCAGCAACCAGATGATTCTGACTCGTGCTGACGGGTCTAAAGCTAATGTGCCTGTGGATTATGTACCGTTCCATGTGATCTGCCCGTTCCCGATTCCGCACAAGTTCTTTGGTCAGTCGATGGCTGATCGGACGATGGATCTCCAGCTCATCAAGTCAACGCTAGTGCGTCAGTCGCTGGATAACCTTTACCTTTCGAACAATGCTCGGATGGGCGCTATCGAGGGGCAAGTTAACCTCGACGACCTGCTGAACGTCACTCCGGGCGGTGTCGTTCGGATGAAGTCTGCCGGTGCTGTGCAGCCGATGGTTGTGCCTAATATCGCTGACAGCGCATTCCCGATGCTGGGGTATTTCGATAACGTCCAGGCCAAGCGTACAGGCGTCTCAGACGCGCAGCAGGGTCTAGACCCTAACGTATTGCAAAACGTCACTGCGGCGGCTGTAGCGGCTACTATGGGCGCCGCACAGGGCAAGCTGGAGCTGATTGCACGACTGTTCGCTGAGACGGGTGTCAAGAGCCTGTTTAAGGGCATCTTGCATCTTTTGTGCAAGTATCAGGACAAGCCCCGTTTGATTCGCATGCGCGGCAAGTTTGTAGAGATGGATCCGCGAGAGTGGTCGAACCAGTACGACCTCAGCATCTCGGTCGGGTTGGGAACTGGCAGCAAGCAGGAACAGATGGCTATGCTCCAGATGGTAATGGCTAAACAAGAGGCAATCCTGCAAGCCTACGGGCCTAATAACCCGTTGGTATCTGTTGGCCAGTATCGCGCTGTTCTGGGCCGGTTTATCGAGGCCGCAGGGTTCAAGGATTCGACTGAGTTCTTTAAGGAAATCACCCCTGAGATTGACCAGCAGCTTAGCCAGCCTCCACCGCAACAGGGTAATCCTGCGTTGGATGCAATGATGGCGCAAGCTCAAGCTCAAATTCAGATTGAGCAGCAAAAGGCTATGGCTGCGATTGAAACTCAACGTCTAAAAGCTCAAGCCGATATTCAGCTTGCAAGAGAAAAAGCCGCTGCTGAGCTTCAGTTGAAGCAGCAAGAGTTTCAAGTTGAGGCGCAATTGAAAGCCGCTAAGATCGGCGCTGGTATTTCGGCTAACGTGGAGATCCCTGGATGACGCCGGAGCGTGCTGCCAATCTACTCAGAGATGAGGAATTCAACGCAGAACTCGATAAGCTAGAGCAATATCATGTGGATGTTATAAAGTCCTCACAAATAGATGATATTGACAAAAGAGAGAATGCTTATAAAATGATTATTGCATTGCAATCAATCCGCAGTCATTTTGAGAGTATTGCGAAGACTACGGACATTGCCCAAAAACGCTGGAAAATCTTTTGAGGGTGTATGGACACCAATCCGAATGGAAGTGGGCCGCTAGATGTAAACAGTGCAGCCAATGCGTTTCTAGGCTTGATGGGGCCAGAGGAAGGGGAACCGACTCCCGAGGCTCCAGAGCAGGTACCGCAGGTCGAGCAAGAGACGGAGACAGTCGAGGAAACGCCGCGCTACCGGGTGAAAGCCGCCGGTGAGGAACGCGAAGTTACCTTAGATGATCTCATTAAGTCGTATCAGCTCGGCACAGATTACACACAGAAAACCCAGGCGCTTGCAGAACAACGGAAGGCTGTAGAGGCCGAAAAAGCCGCTGTTGAGCAAGCAAAACAACTGCGGGATCAGTATGCCCAACGGCTAGAGCTTATTCAGAAAGTTATAGCCGAGCAGAACAAACCGCAGAACATTGAAGCTCTGAAAGAAACTGACCCTATCGGTTATGCAGTCGCAATGGCTGAGCAGGTTCAGCGCAAAGAGCAGTTGGCAGCAATTCAAGCAGAACAGCAACGCATTGCACAAGCGCAACAAGCGGAGCATTCGCAGCGATTGCAGGCTCATCTGGCTCAAGAAGCGCAGAAGATTGCACAGCACATTCCCGAGTTTGCAGACCCGCAAAAGGCCGACAGTGTAAGAGGCGATATTCGCAATTACGCCAAGGCATTGGGATTCAGCGATCAAGAGCTTGCAGGCATTTACGACAGCCGCGCAGTTCTGGCATTGTGGAAGGCAGCTCAATACGACAAGCTGGTTAACGGCAAGGCAGAGGTGACTAAAAAGGTTACTGCTGCGCCTACTGTTATGAAGCCCGGATCGAGCAAGACCGCCAATCCAGAATCGGATGCGTATAAAGCTGATCGAAACAAACTGCGGAAGACCGGCAAAGCCCGAGACGCCGCGAATCTTTTTGAACGATTTCTTTAGGAATTTATCATGCCTACCTTTACCGCACATACGGCCATTGGCCAGCGCGAAGACCTCACGGATTAAATACAGTCCCCTCGATGTTTAGTGTTTGCTAGGCATCGTTGAATAATCGGGTGAATTGCTGGAAACCCCTTAGAGCCTTGAGTACCAAAGCGTAACAATCTCAAGGATTGGGCAATCAGCAGCCAAGTCGTGTATGTAAGCCAAAAGGCCCAGGGACACGGAAGGTTCAACGACTAGGCAGTGACGAAAGAATAATCTGCCCACGAGCGCCCGACGCGAAAGCGATGAGATAGTCTGGACTATCGTGAAAGCGATAGAAGCAAGGATAAAGAGCCTTGCGATAACAAATCGGTTATTTACGACATCAGCCCCACCGAAACCCCTATTATGTCCACGCTTGCGCGGACTAAAGCCACTGCTGTTTTCCACGAATGGCAATCAGATAGTCTCGCCAGTGCTACGTCAGCGAATGCAGCCGTTGAGGGAGACGACGCTGTTAGCGCTACGATTAGCCCGACCACTCGTCTTGGTAATTATTGTCAAATTGCACAGAAGACAACTCAGGTTTCAGGAACGCTTCAGGCCGTGAACAAGGCAGGAAGAAAATCTGAGGCCGCTTACCAGTTGAGCAAGGCTTCAGCCGAGCTTAAGCGGGACATGGAAACTATTATCGCTGCCAACCAAGGCCGTGATGCTGGTTCGTCCACGACTGCTCGTAAACTCGGCGCAATTCTGTCGTGGCTGAAAACCAATACGTCGAAAGGTACTTCTGGTACTGACCCGACGACCATTGGCGTTTCGACCCGTTCGGATGGTGCTACCCGCACGTTTACCGAGACTTTGCTTAAAGATGTAATGAAACTGGTTTATGACTCGGGTGGTAATCCCACCATGTTGGTCGTTAACTCCGGTTTGAAGCAGAAAGCCTCGGCGTTTGCTGGTATCGCTGCTCAGCGTTATATGGCTCCCAGCGATCAGCCCACCACAATTATCGGGTCGGCTGATGTTTATATGGGAGATTTTGGTGTTCTCAACATCGTTCCCGACAGATTTGTTCGTACCCGTGATGCTCTGCTGATTGATCCTGAGTATGGCGCTTGCGTATCTGCGTCCTTTCCAGACTAACGATCTGGCCAAAACGGGCGACAGCGAGAAAACCCAGCTTCTTGCTGAGTTCACGCTGGAGATGCGTAACGAGGCCGCGCATGGCATCGTTGCTGACCTAAATCCCGCGCTGTAATGGGTGAAGGGGAGGGGGAAACCTCTCCCCTGCTTACATGAAAACACTGTTCTCTGTAGATCAAGGCCGATACACAGTTGCACATGCGACTGATGACGGTATCGTGCTGGAAACCAAGCAGGATGTATCTGCAATCCTGGAAGCCAACAAGCGCGAATACAATGCGTCTGATGGTAAGTTTGAGCCTGTCGTCACCAAGGTTGCCAGCCTTCCGCTTACAGTCATCGACGATCTAAACCGCAAGGGCATCATGCAAGGGTTTAGCGTCAAGGATGACAAAGCATTCCGAGCGTTTTTAAACCATCCTGATAACCGATTTTTCAGGACTCACCCAGGGAAAATATGAAAATAGCCATCTGT